AATCCAAGCAGATTCCTCTTCCTTGGAAAATTCCGGAATTTTTGATGCTTCGATAGGTACGCAATTAGGTACACGATTTCCATCCTTGTCCTTCCATCCTATCTGCTCATAGCCTTCCCAACAAGGGTCTTCAAGATTGACCGCAGACATTTTTACGCCTGTTTCCTCTTCGATTGTTGCGCTATCCATAACCTTCGTGTCGGTGAACTCGATAGGCTGGAGGGTCTTAAAGTATAGGTTCAAAGAGATATCGTTATAAGCAAGGATCTTGTCCAATCCATCCAAGATAGTTTCCTGCATCGGACGGATTACGATATTGTCAAATAACTGCGAAGCGGTCATCAATTCATCCGCATTGTTTCCCAATCCGCTTTGGTCTTTAATGCCCAAAAGCATTGGGGAGGTAACGCGGTGTGATACCATAATCTTCCGCATTGCCTCATCCGCAAGGAACTGATATTGCTGAGAGGCATCATTCAGTTGGACCGGCTCAATCGTAGCAGCTAATTCTTTATTGTCATTGAATGCAAGGATGAATTTACCCGCATTGGATGACCCGGAGAATTTTTCCGCCACCTTGTTCTCAATGATGTATCGTTCCTCTTCCGTTGGTACTCCGTTATTAAAGTTGATCAGCATCGAAGGACTCATCCCGTTCTTGATGTTGTTCAAATGGTAGTTGGCTACCTCTTCCTCTAATTCGCAGTATTGCAATCCTCCCTGGTAATCAACCGGAGAATAGTAGTAGAATCCTGCTCGGTAAGGTTTGATATATAGAATCTCGATTCCCTCATTCGAGAAACCAAAAGCGGGGATGCGAGTAGGGGTTTCTTTGTTTGCGTTTACATCCTCCCAGGATTTCGCATAGTAATAACCTTCAACGTCTCCATCGTCATTGCATTTCTCTGCTCGGAGTGATTCAATAGGCATATGATATACCTCCGTGATCATTTGATGATCATTCGAATAGATCACCTGGAGAGCGCATTGCCCCATCATCTTAAAGTCGGACGTTATCTTCCGAAGGCATTCCTTTTTGAAAAGGGCTTTCATCTGAGCATACTGCTCGGGCTTCCTGGAGGAATCCGTAGCATCTAACCCCTTTCCGTAGATCAGTTCGCTGATGCCGTTGATGATAGCATTGTTGGTGGGAGAGCCATTGTACCGATCAATCAGAAATTGAAAGTAGTCGTTGTCCTCTCCATAGGCTACCCAATCTCGGTTGTTGTACTCTTTGATCTCCGGGGTTGTGTAACTCGATAGGTTTACAATATGGATGTTGCTCATATGATCACAAATTCATTGTCGTAAGAATCATCTTCAATATACACGCCTTGGTTGACCGTGTACTTGTCAAAGATAGTTTGTGCAGTAATAAAAACCCTATCCCGATAAATGAGCGTAGAGCCATCAAAAACCTTCAAGCCATAGTATCTACCATTCTTCACCGAGAAAACCCCGGAAATCGTCATAAAACCATTCGCAGAGGAAACGCTAACCGAAGGCGTAGCAGTAGTGTTGGTGGATTCATCAATCAATTCCAACGTAACGCTTCCAGGGAATGACCTTGGAATAATTACGATGTTTTGGGATGATTCGGATTCTTGTAGTATATGCATCTCAATTAAATAACCGCATATCTAAAGTTTATTCCAAAAAGAAAGGGGGCTAATGCCCCCTCTCCCCACCAAATGAAAGAAATGTTAGGAGTTCGTTCCCTCAACAATCGTAGCCGTAGCAGATGCCATTCCATCAAAAGGATCAGCAGCAGTAGGACTCGCAATGAAGTTTGCGGGAAGAATTTCCTGAGCAGTCAAAGTTAAGGTATATCCGGACAAATCTCCCATAGCAGTACCAGTAACAATGCTGCCACCAGTAACTTCTGCTCCGTGATATGCGCCCATCAAAAAGCAATTGTCATTGTAATCCTGGACTACAACGTGAGGACGGCCATAGGCCATCAACTTCAATTCCTTGTTGTCCTCCTTTGAGAGTTTCGTGAACTGCAAAGTCAAGGTTTGCTCAAAGAAAGTTGTTCCGTTTTCACGGCTTGAATTGAATGATTGCTCCAAGTTGGATGCTCCCTTCAATTCGTATTTGTAAGCACTGAAAGTGCCAGTCATATCGGTTACCTCATCATCTGTCAAGGTAAGTGTGCCTAAATCCCCGTAGTTAACGAAGTAAGCAGCTTTGATGCCACCAACTACGTCCTTACAAGGGATTGCACGTCCTGCGGTTAAAGTACAAGCCATAGTGTTTTAAAATAAAAAAGGGGGCGGGGCAGAACCCTCACCCCCTTGAGGTTAATCAATTAAATTAATTAGGCGTAGTAAACGATGTCTGCACCAATGCCGTGCTGAACACCAGCAGTAAAGCGCATTACAACGCGGATGTTGTCAGATCCGTCAAGGTTCTGCATATCCAAAACTTTCACCTCGTTGCGATCAGAAGCCAAGCCTGAACCGAAGAACAAGTTTGAAGATTGAGCAGCAACCATTTTGTTAGAAGCCAATCCGTTAACCATAGCAACGCGGATGCCATCGAAGTACAAAGGCTCAGAGCCGTACCACATAGTACCCTTGTTCTCTACACCATTAGCACCCAAACCGGAAGCACCGAAGCCACCCAAGGCACGAACGTAAGCCTTAGCAACGTTTTGTGGAACGTAGAGAGTCAAATCCTCCTTGCCGTAAAGAGCAGAAGGGATAGCATCTACAACCTTGCCCAATTCGTCGATAACGTTAGCAGCAGTAACGGTAGTACCAGTTACGTCTACAACGTCTCCGTCAGCAGCCAACAAAGTTTGGAAGCCATCGAATTGACCAGCAGTAGCATTAACACCCTGCCAAATGTTCGTTTCGATACGTTGAGCAACTTTAGAAGCAACGTGAGCAATCAAAAACTCGCTGAAATCAGCGGGGAGAGAATCGTATACGGAATAGCCCATCTGAGCACCCTGCCAAGTAGACAAAAAGTCCTTACGGCAAAGCTGCAAGTTCACCTGGAATTCCTCAACAGTCAAAACACGCTCAGAGAGGGTCAAGGTAGAGGTTGGAGTGAAATCACAAGTAGCATCCTTTACGATGTCATCAGTACCTACCTTTTGGATCACTTGCTTGTAGTGAACGTTAGGCATAACCTCAATGAGGCCTTTTTCGATCGTGTCTGCACTCAAAAGGGCAGCAGCGATATACTTACCTGCAAACTCGCCAGCGTAAGTAGTAGTAATAGAAGTAGTCGTAGCCATTTCTTAAAGTAAAAAAAAATTATTTCAGTTTAGCCAATACACGATCCATAGCCGTAGGAACACGCTTGGATGCTAATTTGACATTGGTTTCGTTTTTAACGCTTGGAGCGTGTTTGATTGCTTTTGAAGCAGATTGAGAAGAGAATTTCTTTTCCATTGCAGCCATCTCAGTCTTGTAAGCTGCCATCTCTTCACGCATCTTTTTCATCTCGGCAGCAACTTCCTCGACAACGGGAACGAGTGCTTCGGCAACTGCAACCTCAATCGCAGCAGAAACTTCCTCGCTAATTGCCTCAGCAGCCTCATCAGCTACATCGGAAGCAACCTCCTCGGCAACCTCAACGGCTTCCTCAGATTGCATTTCAACCTCTTCAGAGGCTGGAGCCTCCTCTTCCTTGATTTCAGCAATGATGCCTTCCTCGGTAATTACCAGGATCTTGCCATCTTCAAGTTTGTGTTCTCCCACGGGTGCGGGGATACGCTCTTCTCCGGAGATGATAAATACCTCATTTTCGGGAGCGAATTCTTCGGCCTCAAGGATGGTTCCATTCTCGAGGTTCATTTGAGCGAACTCTACCTTGCGGATTGATGCGAGTTCAGTCAAGATTTTGTTCAATACGTTTTGTGCCTTCATAATAGAATTGCTTTCAATTAAATGACCGCATCTTTATTTCCTGTTACATTTTTACTCCGGAAGCTGGACTGTCGATCCGATTCCCTGCGCTCTCAAAGAGCCGTCGCAGCACTTCCTCGAATAGGTTGCCTTGCCCCAGCATAGGCATCCTCGCTTTGATCCCTTTGGGGATGATCTTGAAGGGATTTCTTTCTTCATAATTTACCCAGTTCTTTCAGTTTAGATTCTGCCCAACGCTTACCAGCTTTTCCTCCCCACAAGAGGTAAGAGATCGTGCCACAAGCAGAAGTATCTCCTTCATCGTAATACTCCTCTGCCCTGGATAGATAGGAATGCATCCGTTTTATGGTCTCTACGCTGATAGGCTTTCCCTGGGCAAGTTGTTGACCTCGGATCTTGCCTACATCCGTGGCGCACTTATTTCCGTTCTTCTCATTCAATTCGATCCCACGCTTCGCATTGTTTCTTACTCCATCCGGGTAATCTGAATAAGATTCCATCTCAACCCGTTTTCCTTTCTTCAATCGCTTGTCGTTTTTGATGATCCCCACAATAGAGGAAAGGATTAAAGCAGCCTCCTGCTCTTCGATATCCTCCAGGGAGGTCTTGCTCATATTCACCTTGTCAGCAAAATACCCTTCAATGGAAAATCCTTTGACCTTGTTGGTCTTAACGTAGTTCTCCCAAATGTCGGGGTTGTTGACCTTCATCGACACCATCCAAGTGCCAACGGGAAGATCAAGTCCATATTTACGGCTCTTGTCCTTTTCCTCATCCTCAATGATCCAAGATTCTACAACGCTCAACCCTTCGAGGTCAACGTCGTGTTCAAGAGTGGATCGGTTTTGGTTTCCATTTTGGAAAAACAATTCGGATGCTTTCCGGATAGTGTCTTTAGTGAAGTAGACGTAAAATTCCTCCTCCCCACTCTTCCGATAAATGGGTTTGTTTGGAACGAGGGCTGCCCCCATAAGGATACGCTTCTCTTCGTTCTGAGTGGCGAATTCTACTTTCTGAGAATTCAAGGCAATGAAATCTTCCTCAATAGCGGGATACTCTACCAGGGAAATCGCATTGATCCCGGAGAAGAATTCATTTTCATCAATGATTAGTTCAATTAGTTTCATCCGAATGTTGCTGTTTTGATTCTTTTGCGTTCAAGTTCTTGTGAGGATGTTATATCTCCTCCGACTACATAAGCCCGGAGGGGTCGGTCAAATTGACTTCCTATGCTCTGTGCCAATTGGTTTGTTCCTGATGTTCCCACGATATTAAATTGAGGAGTTAATCCCGTAACGCTTGGGCCTGATTGAGCCGAAGGTAAGGATGAACCGCCTCCGCTTGGTTCAAACTTTTGTCGAGCAATTACGGCAGCCTTTGCCAATCCCGAAGCAACTGCAAGGCCAGCAGCTATTTGCGCTCGTCCTAATGACGTTGGGTCAAGTGGGTTTAATTGAGAGGTATATGCCTTTTGTGCTGCGGTGTAGGTGGTGATGATGGTTTCCGCAAGGTTCAAGGCTTTCTCTCTTTGGAATGCCCTTCTTGCCGCTTCCTCGTTATCCTTGTCATATAGAGTGTTTAAATCTCTTAATATTGATAACGTCTGAAATGCGGAGTCAACCTTGAACTGTCTCAACATTTCGGCACGTTCTTGCTCTTTCTTGTTGTAGGTATCAAGTTCATCCGCTTCCTTCTCTCGGTATGTTTTATTTATTTCAGCGATTTCCTTGTTGCGCTGATCCTCTATCTGCTTGAGTATTTCCGCATTCTCTGCGTAGGCTTCCTCGATGGCAAAAAACTTGTCGTATACCGCATTGATTTCCTGCTGCTCCGCAGACAACTGCTGGTTGTATACTAACTCATCCAATTGTTTTTGAGCATCCAGCAATCT